CTTGTAGGAGATGGTTTAATTAACGCTATCTTTAGCGTGTGTGTGTCTAAGTCGTGAACACCCCCAAGTAGCTCTTGCTTGAAGCTGTTGCACATTGCTGTAGTAATAGTACCCATGAGAATGTCCTTTTGTTAAATGCACGAAGAGGCCAGCAAAAGCCAGCCTCTAAGTTTATCTTGATTAGGCAGCGTTGTAACGTGCTGTGACCAATGCTTGTGGGCGTAAAATCTTACGTCCGTAAAGGTGCATACCACGTACGATGTCTGCAAATGAGTCAGGATCTCTGTAGTTCTCAACTTTAGAGACTTGCTCTGCAGTTGCTACAGCTTCTTCTTGACCTGCTAGGATGATACCGAAGTTGTCATCTTGTGCAGTTACACCAGAAGTTCCTGGTCCAGTACCGTCTGTAGGTAGGTTGTTTGAAACGTAGACTTTAAAGCCATGAATGTTTCCTGCAACCAATCCATTCTGTAGACCGCCTCCACCGAAGTCTGAATTTAAAAGACGTGAGTCTTCATCTTTCAACATTTCCATGAAGATTGGATCAACAACCAAGTATCGTCCACGTGAGTCCACAGTTCCTGTGTCTAACTGACGAGCCATTCTTGCAATAAGTTGCAATGGTGATGCAGTTGTGGTTCCTCTTGAAGTTGCACCTGGAAGTCTAGGTGATAGAGGGATTGAGTCACCAGTTGTTGAGCTTGAAGCTGAAGTTGTGATGTTACTCAAGTCAGACATGTCTAACTGGTTAACCTTCAAAAATTCACCGTTGATCTCACCTGATGTTGGGTGCTGTGCAGTACCTGATACAGTAGTTGCATACTGACCATTGGCAGGGTTAGTACCTGTCATGTACATTAGAATGTCAGCATCTATTGAGTCAGCCATCTTATATGCTGCTCTGTCTGCAGCTAAAGATACGAAGTCAACATGTGAGAACTGCTCTTCAATGTCATCCATTTTAAAAGCAAAATAGTTAGCTTTGTCAATGGTTAACTGAAAGTCAGTGTCAGCTAGTTTCTCTACAGTTATACCTGTGTGACGCTGTAATGCGTTTACAGTTACATCTGGTTCTTTTTGGATGCGTACAACATCCCCTTGATTTGCGATGTCACCAAAGTATGAATTGTTGGTGATAGCGCTTACAACAGACGCTTTGCGTAATGCAATTTGTGCCTGTTTTGAGTACATAATGGGGCTAAAATTATTAGCAAAACCCCCACCTGCGGTTCCTATAGCCATAGTTAAATCTCCTTATATAGATATGGCGTTGAATTAACACTACATACCCACGATGAAGAGGCTCTTTGTTTTAGGGTAGTCAGCTATGTTTTGAGAATGCGCTTTCTCTAGACGCTGGGCCTATACTTAGAGGTAGTTCTTTTGTGTGGCTAGTGCTTGAGTTAAGCATACACACTAATGTTGTGTATATGCTATAGTTTTATCTATGATACTTAGAATGTCAACTACTTTCTTGACATATCATAAATAAAGTTTCCGTTACGTTGAGCATCTAGTATTTCTTCTTGACGCTTCTCGTATTCTTTCATAGACATTGCAGCTACTTCAGACTCACGAACCATTTTAGCTGACTCATCAGGCTCTGGTGCTGCTGCACTTTTTGTCTTAACTGAAGATGCTGCTGCTTTCTCTGAAGGTTTAGCTTTCTTCTTATTAGTAATACCATTGTCTACTTTATATAAATCTATTACACGTGCTACAGACTTTGCATCATCTACGTTTTCATACAAAGCATCTTGTACCCACTTAGGTTGTTCCTTTGCCCAGTTATGAAACGTATCGTCTTGACGAATCTCTATAAAGTCAGGATGCATCTTGACAAGTTCTGCTTCTGCTTTATCACGATGTGCATTTTGTCGCATCTCTTCTAGTTCAGCCATGCGATCTTCTATGTCTTTAGCTGCACTTTTAGATTTCTTATCAGCTATAGTTTCTATAATAGATGCAACATCAGGATACTCTTTAGTCCAAGCTTCTAGCTCTTCATCAGTTTTAGGCAATACAAGCTGTTTATTAGCAGCCTTAGATAGTTGAGATTCTAATGCTTCTATCTTAGCATTAAACTCTTTCTCTTTGTCCTGTTGATGTCTGCGTAGATCACCATAACGTTTCTTGAAGTTCTTCTCTTCAGCACTTAGCTCATCATCTTCTTGTGCTTTGGCTTCTGGTTTCTCTTCTTGTTTGGTATCACCCTTTGTCTGAACTGGTTCAGCTTTAGGCTCTTCGCCATCGGGTTCAGCTTCAGTGGTTTCTTCTTCATCAGTTATACCTGCTGCTGCCCTAGCTTTCTTTTTCATCTCTTCTAGTTCAGCTTCATCTTTCTTAATACGTTCTTCATTAGTAAGGTATCCACTTCTACCTATCACTACTTTTGGAATAGGTGGTTTTACCATTGGATTAGTTTCTGTATCGGCCATTTGTTTTTTCCTTATGTTGGGGTCAGCCGTAGCTGAGTAGCCTTATAGTTATTTGGATTTCTTCTTCTTCCTCATCATGCCGCCTTTGTAAACACCTGTTGAATCATCATTATAATCACCTGCTGCCACATTATCATATATTGGTGATGGTTTTGGAGCAGGTGTAGGTGGTCTAAAAATAGGTGAGTCATTATTATCATTTGTAGATGTGGGCGGTAAGAAAGAGTCTGGGTCTTTTTTAACATCCTCAATGAAATCATCATTACCTACAGGTTTAACAGTTTTACTTGGAGAACCAAAGGCTACAGAAGCAGCGTCTGCAGATGCTTGTTCAATTTGTGTTTTAATCTCATTACTATATCCACTAGGCATATCTTCATCAACTCCTGGAGTAGTCATCTTGTTTGATGTTTGTACATCAGGTGTGTAAGGTGTAGGTGCTAGTGTTGGATCACTATAATCAACATCTGGTATCTTTGGTTTTGGTATCTGATCAACTTTTCTTTGTGTGGTATTACCTGAAATAAAATCTCCTACAGTAGCAATTAGGTTTGGTTGCTTTCTATTTGATAACTCAAGAAGATTTCTATATCTCATCTTATCTACTTCAGATACATTAGGATCTGTTAATCTTCTTTCTATTTCTTTTCTTGTTTGATTATGTGAAAGCTTAACAGCTATCTTTGTAATTGGGTTTAATCCAGCTAACTTACTTCCAAATGAAGTCATCTCATCAACTAAGTCTTCTAGCTCTTCCATAGTAAGTTCTTTATAATTAAAAGGTTCTGGTGTATCTGTGTTTGCACTACCACTACTTCCACCACCGCCGCCGCCAGATGTCGTAGTAGTTCCACCTTCTTCAGGAGGTACTTCTGGATCTTCAGGATTCTCTGGATCTTCTGGATCTGTAGGTTCTGTTGGATCTGGATTCTCTGGATCGTAGTATATAGAGTTTATATCTGTTGGTTCTCCTGATAATACATATCCTGGTGGTATTTGTGATTGGGGTACATTATCTATATATGTAATAAATATCCTATGCCCTTCTGCATTTACGTATTCATATATTTGCACTCTAGGTTTATTAGCAATAGCATCCATATCAAAACCACCTTTACGCTCGTATATTTTTCTGGTGGGTTTTTTTGTTTCTACAGGTGTTGGTTCTGTATCTACAGGCATAACAGATAGTTCTTCATCTGTTGCAAGCCCTCCTTCATCAAAGAACTTACCTAAAAAAGCTTCTTCACGCTGTTCAGTATCTTGTAGTTTTAAATCTTCTAAAGTTATTTCTATTCCAATATCACTCATATCTTCTTCCATAGGTTCACCACCTATGCGTCCATCATCTGCCATCTTAGCATAGCCCATCTTAGCTTCAGCACGTAGGTCTTCAAATAGTTTTACACCATGAAAGTTTACTACGTCAGCAGCCATAACTATTTCACCTTCACTAAGATTAGCTGGTATGTCATCTCTTACATTCTCTGCTGTTGAACCCATTGGTATCTCATTGCCTGACACAGGATCTACTCCTATTGTATTATCAGGTACATCTCCAAAGTTCATTGCCATTTGTTCTTCTAACGCCATACCGCCATCACTAAATCCTTGTACATTTTTAGTAGCTGTTATTATCTTACCTTTTCTGGTAACGTTACCCTCACCAAATACCTGTTCTATTAAAGGTACATATGCCTGAGTCTTTTCATTTCTTTGATACCCTTTAGATGTAACTTTTCCTATACCCTTACCAGTACCTTCATATACAGAAAAATGTGCTTTACCATTTGGTTTTATTGCATTTTCTGCCTGTACAGCAATGTCAATAATGTTTTTATCTTCTTGTATAACATTTAAGACATTGTGAGACATAGCCATATCAGCCTGTCCATCTTTTATAATATCTACAACTTGTGCATTATGTTCTGGTGTACGATTAAAAGGATCATATACTTTTACACTTGCACCTTCTTCAGCAGCATCTTCTACTAAGTTATCAAACTTGCCACCACCAATGTCAACAATAAGGTCACCATCTTTTATATCGCCACGTTTCTTTAACTCATTATATCCTGCAGGTTTCTTGCTAACGTTTATAGATGTCTCTGCTGAGTCATAAAGTTGTTTTGGGTATGACCATACGCTTTCTATATTATCAGATTGTTTTATTAAAGATTTGACGACTGGTCCTGCTGCAGGAAGGGCTGTACCTAAAACGTCACCTGCTGCAATAAGACCTATCTTAGCATAGCTTGGGTCTTCTTCACCTAGCTCTTCAGCTATATCAACAGCAGAACCTACAGGAGTCATGTCTACTGCTACATCTGCAGCTTTAACACTAATAGGTTTATTCTTTCTATAATCTCCTGTTAGAGGAGATGTTATTATATCTAGAAAACTTTTTTCTTTTTTATCCACTGTTTACTGTCTCCCTCAGTAACTTTAGTTTTCTTAGTACGTCTATAGCACCCTGTTGTCTATGTATAACATGTGGTTCGTTTGCTGTTTCTAGCGCACGTTGTCTAGTTTTAATTATTTCATCTATATGTTTTTGAAACTGTTCGTAGCATTCTTTATCATTAACCAACTGCTTGAGGTGCATTACCTGTAAATCCTTGTTCATCTGGTAATGGTGCTGTACCCATACCTATTTGTGATCCTCCACCTCCTGAAGTATCTGCTACGTCCTGTACACCTTGACCTTCTGGACCTGCTGGTTGTGGTGTAGGAGATTGAAAGCCTTTTAGTATTTCAGCCTGTATAGCTGCATCACCCATAGAGTTAGTTACCTTGTCAGGATCTAAGTCCATGCTCTTAGCAATCTCTCTGATAATATAATCCATCTTAGCAAATGGTGCAAGTACTGGATTCTGTGCTACCTGTAAGAACTGCATCAAACGTTGACTACGTACTTCGTTAGCCATCAAGCTCTCTGTACCTGACGCATGTACTTCTAAATCACCCTTTATATTCTCATCAAAGTCAAACTGCATGTTAAATGCAAAGAATGCTTTACCTAGTGGTCTAATTAAATAGTCATCAACATTCTTAACAACGGTACGGATACTACCGTTAGCAGCAGACATAAGCATAGAGATTCCAGAAGCAGTACGCCCCACTCCTTGAACTCCTGTTTGACCATGTGCAAAAGATGGGAACCCAGTAGACTCATCAGCTAGTACCCTCGCTTTATCAAATAGTTGCATGTTTTCATTAGACACATTAGGAAACTTTGTACCAAAGATAGCTTGGCCTGGAGCGCCACCCTGTCTCCTGAATATCTTTCCGGGATAAACAGATAAGTCTTGGCCGGGAACTAAGTTAGTCTCATCTACTTCTATAATAAGATTACCAGACATTGCAGCGTTGTCAATAGCCATACGCATAAAGCCATTCATCAATGTCTGTGTATCATCCATGTTCTCAGCAATACCAACGCCAAAGAAGGAGTATGGGTTATGCTCATATGGTACAGCGTAGTATGGAATACGTGTAGGTTTGAATGGGTTTAGTACAAATCGTAGTACTTCACCGTTACATATCCATACGTTACAATTAACTTCATCTAAGTCTTTTAGTTCACTAGGTATATCTACACCATGCTCTTCTAATAACTTAACATCTACAAAACCCCAGAACTCCAATACTTCCCAACGCTCTGACGTAGGTTGTGTATCATCGTCTTCCATAGTCATTTCCCAGTACTTCTGTGTATAGTCTGGTCCTGAGTCTATAGCTAACTGTACACCATCATCCATAAAGTATGGACGTGTCTTTAGCTTACGTAGTTGTGTTCGTGACATCTTGTGTCTTTGTACAACATACTCTGCCTCGTCCATGTCTTTTGCTTCAGGGTCAGGATAGAAATCCCATATAGAAACGTGGTCACATTCTGGTACTGTTTTTACGATAGGGTCATACTCACCCTCTTCGTTCCAGTTAGGGTATTCTTTATCTACAGCAAATGCACCCTTCATAACACCTGTACCTAGTAGTGCCATTTCAAATGCCATACTTCTTAGGTGTGTAGTAGCTCCGCTTTCCTGTAGCTGATCATGGATCTTCTTCTCCATCTTTTTAGCTGCAACCATAGAAGGATGAAATGTAACAGTATTTGCTGTAGTACCATCTCCCTCTATAATTTTTTCAGTTACAGGTGCTAGTTTTTCTTCTATGCCACCTAATCTAGATTGTAAGTCTGTTAGAGTTTCTCCTGGCTGTAATGTGGTGTCACCATCTATTAGATAAGGCTTTGAAGGAGGTGAACTCATAGCAGAACTAATAGCATCAAATGCTGCATTAGCATTAGGGTCTATGTTTATATGTACAGACTCAGCTACACCATCGGGTAGTACAGAAGGATTTACAGATAGAGGAAACTTATTGTTACCAAATAATACATCTACTATCTGTCCATATGCTGCTAGTGTTTTTGTTTTAGTTACCTTTACAAAGATACGCGACTTTTCTGCATCTGTAAATTGTACATCACTACCATAAAGACCACGATAGTTACGATAAGCCTTTAGCCATCTTTGCTCATCAGCATATCTAGAATCCTCAGACCTTTTGTATCGGTCTTTTATAAAGCCAATTACACTGTCCTTCTCTTTAAAGATTTTATCATCAGCTTTCTCTGCTGCAACGACATCATCTGTTTCAAACATTTCTTCTGCCATATTTAATACCCGAATGTTGAGTCACTGGCTTGGAAACCAGATCGTTGTTTGGCTGGGTG